GCCAGCAAAAGCTTTTACAGATGAAGACGGAAAGGTTTATTTTCCGCCTAATCTTGTTGACTTACCTAAATTAAGACCGTTTACATTACAAGGGCTAACATCATATTTAAATTGTAATACTCTTTACTTTAGAGATTTTAAGGATTCAATAAAAGGTAAGGACGACCCGCTTTCAAAAGATTTTTCCCTCATCATTACACACATAGAGGAAACTATCTACAATCAGAAATTTTCAGGAGCCGCCGCCGGGTTTTTTAATGCTAATATTATCGCCCGAGATTTAGGGTTAATTGATAAAAATGATTTAAATGCCACAATTCAAAAAATCGGAAAGGATTTAGCCGAAGAAACATATGAATAATGATAATTCGCTTTGATAAAAAATGGTTTAATCCTTTATATTTTATCCTAAATGAAATATTAAAGATTGATAATATTAGAACAATCCTTATATATGGCGGAAAATCATCTTCAAAAACCGCATCTGTAGCGCAGTTGCTAATGAAAGAAATGGTTATAAATAAATTTAGCTCCATTTCTTTCAGGAAAGAATCATCTACTGTTCCAACCACTTTAGATAAATCATTTAATCTTGCCCGCAATACCATGTATCTTTATCCGGTCGTTGATAGATTAGACAGGCTCTATAGATATACGCAAAATAAATACAACCGTCCGGAAATAGCATTAAAGGGTATTGATGATGAGGAAAAGGCAAAAGGAGTTGAAGGTTATAAATATATATATCTTGATGAATTAAATCATTTTACACTTGGTGAATACACCATGTTTCAATTATCGCTTCGTGGAATGTTAGGACAGAAATTATTCGCTTCATGGAATCCTGTTGATGAAAATAGTTGGGTAAAAACAGATCTTGTTGATAAGTATGAATTTATTGACACAAAATGGAAATTACCTTGCGAAAATTCGTTTGTAAAAATATCTACTTGCGGCAAGGTGGTATTGATTAAAACAACGTATGAGGATAATTTTTGGATTAATGGTAGCCCTGACGGCTCTTATGGTTTTAGGGATGAAAATTTAATTGCTGAATATAAAGCATTGGCGTTTACAAATGCAAACAGTTATCGGGTTAACGTTTTGGGCGAATGGGGAAAGACGGTTTTTGGTGGGGAATTTCTAAAGCAATGGAAAAGCGAAGTGCATACCGGATTTTATCCATATAATCCTAATTTAGCTATTTATCTTGAATTTGACGAAAATGTAAACCCTTATTTCCCGTGCGGAATATTTCAGGTCGGCGAAAACCAAAAGGATATATTTCTAATTTATGCCATAACCAAAAAAAATCCAGAAAATACCGTTTCGGCTATGTGCAGGGAAATAACCAGAAAATTACATGAATGGGGGCATAAAGAAACTGTGTTTGTTGGTGGCGATCCAACTTCTGATAAAGAAGACGTAAAACAAGAAAAGGGACATGATTTGTTTAGGTTAATCATGAATGAATTAAGGGAGTTTAATCCAAGGCGGGCAGTGTCAAAATCAAGCCCATCCGTATTAACATCAAAAGAGTTTTTTAATTCCATCTTAGAAAATGAAATTCAGGGTTTAAAATTCAGAGCTGACATTAAGTGCAGGGTGGCTATTTTAGATTACGAAAACACAAAAGAGGATAAAAATGGTAAAGTTGACAAGAGAACCATTAATGATCCTAAAACAAAAGTCCCTTATCAGCCGTGGGGGCATTTTGTAGACTTGACAAGATATTTTTTATGCCATACATTTCCAGATGAATACGCAAAATTTCAAAGAGGTAATAGGGTATCAGCTCCGATTGTTGGTAAAAATATTTCACGAAATAGTTACACTTAATTTGTTTTTTATTTGAAATTTGTTATACCTTTGTAAAAAAACTGAATATGGATAGTTTTATTTTTTATGGCGATTATGCCAAACAAATCCAAGAGGATAATTTATTACAAGTTGTTGGAAATAAGACTTCAATATTAAACAGCATTCAATTAGCCGCTGTTGAGGAGTGCGTTTCTTATTTAAAGCAAAAATACGATATTACTCAGGCATTCCAACCAATTACACAGCACGATATTACAAAACCGTATAAATCTGGACAAACTGTATATCTTAATGCTCCGGATTATGATGCTACAAAAACATACGCTTTAGGCTCATTTGTTGCACAATCTGATAAAATTTACAAATGCACAACGGCTATTGCTGCGCATGAAGCTTTTAACGTCGCACATTGGAGTTTAGTTGGTGATCAATACGCTATTTATTATGCTAAATATACGCAAGATAGCTTTTATTATAAAGCTATATATACTGTTGGTAATAAAGTGTTTTGGTGTGATAAAATTTATACTTGCCGTATAGCAACGCAAATTTTAGATCACGAAGCTTTATTACAAATCGGAGTTTCGGGGACTTCTAAAATTGTAAATATATTTCCTGATGACCCGGTAAAGGGCGTTCAATATTGGGGAGCTGGAACGCCTTTTTCTATTCCAGCGTCAACCGAAATATCTAATACAGATTATTGGATATTTGGGGATAATAGGGATCAGAAACTATTACAAATATGTATTGACATTGCATTATATCATGCACATTGCAGAATCAGCCCCAGAAACATACCAGATTTGCGGATTAGGCGTTATATTGGAGATGCGAATGACCGAGAAATAAGAGGGCAACGGATATTATACCCAACATATAGTGCATTAGGATGGTTGCAGTCGGCGGCAATAGGAAATGACATTACACCTTCACTTCCGTTATTACAGCCAGCACAGGGCGGCAGGATAAGATTTGGAGGTAATCAGAAAAATGTTAATAATTATTAGCAATGAAATATAACAATGTTAATCAATATCTTGCGGCCATAAATCCATTTGGTAAAAAAGCCGATCCTGAAGCTGTTAAAAAAGACCTGTCAAGATATATCGCTCCCGTACAACTCCAAAGGATTAGGCAGGACATTCAAACATGGCGGGAGGTGCTTGGCGAAAACGAGAATGTATGGTTTCCTCACAGAGTTAAAGCCCAGCGTCTTTACATTGATACAATCAATAATCCACACGTCTTTTCGTGTATGGATAGACGTAGGGATTTAACCTTATTACGTAAGTGTGAATTTGTTGACAAGGCGGGAGATATTGATCAAAAAACAACAGATTTATTTCTTGATACTGTAAAGGGGCAATCGCAGAATAAGGATTGGTTTAATAAATTTCTGAACTTTTCATTTGATAGTATATATTTTGGTTATTCGCTTATTTCGCTTGGTGATGTTGATAATGGCGAATTTCCAAATATTGACCTAATAAAAAGGTGGAATGTTTCACCTGACCGATTGAATGTAACCAACTTTACCTATTCTATTTCAGGAGCCTTATTTTTAGAAGAACCGTATAAAGATTGGCATGTTTATGTAAAGACATATAACGACATTGGGACTTCTAAATCCGGTTATGGGCTGCTTTATAAAATTGCGTTACCTGAAATATTTTTAAGAAACATATTTGGATATAACGCTGATTTTGTAGAGCTTTATTCGCAACCCTACCGGCTTGGGAAAACAACAAAGAAGCCCGGCGATGATGGATACAACGACATTGCGGCGGCAATGCAGCAGATGGGATCGAACGGATGGGCGCTAATTGACCCTGAAGATGAGATTGTATTTTTAGAAACCGCACTTGGCGGCACTGGCTGGCAAGGGTATGATAATTTTGAACAGCGTTTGGAAAAAAAGATCAGTAAAGTGATTTTAGGACACGCCGACGCTATGGATAGCGTCCCGGGTAAATTAGGCAATTCGGGTGAAAAAAGTCCAGCAGAGCGAGCAATGGAAGACAAGCAGACAAAAGACGGGTCATTTATTGCAAACGTTGTTAATAATGGTCTTATGGTAAATATGAGAAATTTAGGTTTTGATATTCCTATTGAAACTAAATTTATATTTAAAAACGACGCCGAAATAATGGAAACAAATAATTCTGTTATTAATCAGGCTGTTGAAATGTATAAAGGTGGCTTGACGATGGATAGTGAATATTTTACAAAACAAACTGGCATTCCGGTTGCGGAGCCCATCGCTCCGGTTATTCCTAAATCTCCATTATCTGATTCGATAAAAAATAAACTGGACAGAATTTACAATAAAGAAAATCATAAACATGAGCACCAAAAGTGATTTTGATAAAATACAACAGCAGCTTTTAACTAATCCGATAGCTTTAAAAAACGCTAAGGAAAAGTTTGAAAGGTCATTTGGTTCAAACTCGAACATCCGAACTAAAAAGCAATGGCAAAATTTAGTCAGGGTTTATGGATTGGCTCTTGTTTGCGAAAAAGAAGGATTAACCGAATCCGAAGTAAAATTAAGATGTGAAGAAACATTTGAAAGAAGAG